CGTGTCTACCTCGGCAATGCCGACAGCATTTGCCGTATCAGTAACTCCGACAGGATTACCTGGCATCAGTGAACCATCCTTATGCTCTTCAAAACGTTAGGCGCTGACATAAAATCTGGATTTCCAACATCCCCTCCACCAAATTCTGTAAATCCATCAGTCTGTGAAAACACAAGCGCGCCAATGTAGCCTCCGCCCTGAGACAAAGCATTTGACGGTGCTTGCTGCTGCTGTGTAATTCTAGTCCACTCTCCTACATTGCCAAAATCAGCAAATGCTTCCAGTGTAATCTTCTGGGCACCTGAAGAACGAACGAAATAACGATCACCAGAAGCAAAAGTAGGAAGACCCAACGCAGCCATTGTTGAACTGAAGACAGTCAGGTTGTTTGAACCATTGAGATACTGTCTGATATTAAGTGTATTTGTCCCAACATTAAATTCACATTCATACGCACTGAACGTTGTTGTATTTGGTGAAACAAGTCGCAAATACAAACGTAGGACGTTTGAAACGTATGCAGTAGCAAAACACTCTTGGTCAGCATCAAAAGGTGTATTCCAGTAGCTTGAATTGTTTACTGATGCTGTAATTCCTCTGGCACGGCTAGAACTAATTTTCAATGTGCCATCGGTAGACCTGATTGAAAGTCCTGACCACCCTCCGGCAATCGGGTTTTCATCTGCACGATCGAGAGTATCTAGCATCGGTGTGGACGGAACAGAAATTTACCCCACCCCCAGCAACAACTGATTCTTATAAGCCCCAATAGCGCCGCCACCGCCGCCTCCACCGCCAAACGAACCATAGGCTGCAATTGGCATTCCAAGCGACCCAGCGGTTGACACAGAACCAAAGGGGTCAACAAGCGAACCACTTGACAAGCTATAGACGTGCGTACCTGCATCACTCAAAAGATCAATTCCAGAAGTAACAGCATCGAAGCCAATTGCAAGCCAGTATGTTCCAGCCGGTAGGAAGATTGGTGAAATTGCGAAGATCGCCTGTTGAATAGAGTTTGGAACAAGTGAAATATCAGCAGACGTAGTTAATTTCGCACTTGGCGCACCGGAAACGTTTGTGTAAATTCCTACGCGGCACGTACCGCCTAGGCTATAAGCCTGAATCCAGCAGCGCATTTCATTTATTGTAATTCCACCAGCAGGAACAGTAACTTGCATTGCTGCTCGCGCATTGGAATAGCCAGAATCCCTGGATGCACCCTGAGTTGTATTTCCAACATGGTCAACAGCAGGAGGCGCGCCGCCAATTTGGTAAGGGCCAATGTCAGAACCGGAGCGAGCGTTTCCATCGAAGTCAAACGTCGGTGTAAATGCCGAGTCACCCGCTGCTTTACACGGAGACGAAGAGAGCGGGTGAAAATCACTATCAGGATTTGTCGAAGAGTAAGAAGTCAAAAGAGGATCATTGTTGAGAAGCGTAGAAAGCTCCTGCAACGTCGAAGTCACAAATCCACTTGTAACCTTGATTGCCCCACCTGGATTGCTGTAAAAGCAATTGTTCTTTTCAATGTTTCCAGGGCCAAGCTGTTGCTGCGTTCCAGCCGATCCATCAAGAAGAACGTGAATCCCATAATTGAAATTGAACGCAATAATATTGTTGACAATCACGTTGTCTTGATCGCCGGTTTCAGGGTAGGTAGTCGTCAGACCAATTCCAGACGCATACGTTGACGACGGTTCACTTCCGCTTCCGCCTGTAATTGGATTTGTTGCGCCTGTAGCTGCTGGATAACCAAGTCCACCCCACCCAGCAACAATGTTGTGCGCGAAAATACAACCCCTAGCCGAGTTATGCCAGGTCATGTTGTATGAATCATTGAATACAATGATGTTGTTGTAAATTGCGCCACCGATAGACCCCGGTGTATTTCCGCCAGTAGTTCCTCCGTAATAAATGCCGTGGTCATGCAGACCAGCAGGCGAACCAGGAGCAGGCGCTCCGCTCGTGTTGCTATTAGGAGGAATATCAGGAGCACCGATATGGTGCATGAAATTGCTGATGATCTGAACATTGGTAGCCGGGTAATGGACAGTGCTGTAGACACCCCCACCAGCATAAATACCGCCTGCACCCCAATGACGAATTTCACAGTTGAAAACTTCAACATCTGATCCACCAGGGCAAGCAACCGCCGCTGTTCCCGTTCCACCTGAACCTTCAGTGGCATTGAAATCGGGATAACGCCCGTCAAACACAAGGCCCTTCTTGCCACCGACATTCGTTCCCATATAGCGGATGAAATGTCCAGCATTGTTGTGCTGAAAAGATTGGTTAACCAGCACACGTTCCCCTGGATAATTTGTAATTACCAGTGGCGAATCAGACGAGAAAGCCATGTTGTGCCCTGCGTTATTACCTACAAAGATATACCGGCTTGCGCCGGACACGCTAAACGGTGATGCTGACCCAGGCCCTCGATTTGTAATTGTGCATCCTGTACCGCGCAAGAAAATGAAAGTTGGTCTGCTTACACCACTAAGAACAGGAACATGGTTTATCGCATACTGAATAGTTTTCCACGGCAATGAAATTGACCCACGGCCAGTGGAGTCAATTCCATTTACACCGTCAACATAATAAGAGTCACCCGCTGCGGCAGGAGCGAGTGACATACGCGCAGGAAGTGAAGTAGGTGCTGCCATAAATTACACCACACAATAAGTGTAATGGCCTGAAACCTGCACCGCACTTCCTAGGCTGATGATTAGGGCCTCGTTTGCATTAGTCCAAAGCATCGGAGAACCAGGAGTACCGTTTCTCTCAATTCCACCATTGGCAGCAAACGGCATTGCACCTGATCTAACTGTAGACGCTGACTTAAATTGCACAGTGACCGCCGCAGCAACTACAAAGGCATAACTAACGAGGTAAATTACCTTACCTGATCCTTGAGCGGCAACCAGCGTTGCATCACCCGAAGCACTGACGTTGATTACCCCCTGTTGAAGTGTGTAACCCCCGCCAATCGGTATATTAACTGAAATTCTACCATTGGCGTCAACAATCAGTGCGTTGGTTCCATTCAGTGAACCATCGACAATTCCGACAAGCTGCTTCTGAGCAGGGCCACCAGCGGGGCCAGTTACCTCATCGGAGTAGATGTTGACTGTATTTCCATTGGCATCTTTACCAGCAAACAAGTCGGCCATTTTTCTCCCTCGTGTGGGGATGCCCTGAAATCCAGGGCACCCCCATAGGCGTTGTTACACGTCCATTTGCCAGTACGGGGTGACCTGAAGTGTAATTCCGGTGGCATTCACGGAAACCGTGGAGTTGTCACTGAAGTTACTGTAATAATAGGCCACACCTGAACCTGCACCCGAAGCTGTAACAATGGCAAAACCAATTACAGACGGGTTAGACCATGCTGCTGTCGATGCCGGGAAACTCTGCTGAGAGGCAAGACGCTGACGCCCCGAGCCAACAGTTGTAGCTGCGGCCCAAACAGAATTTGCCATTGAAACACGAGCGTAAGCCCCCGTTGCAATTGCAGGCTCACCACCAGCGGTTGCATATCCCGTAGACCAGACAGTAGTACGAGCCGGAACAGTGGTTCCTGTAAGCGGCCCGGTGCCTGCCGTAGTCAATGCAGCCATGTAAAGCGTTGTATCGAGAGTACCAGCGCCGCCCGGAGCGAAGGTCAGGACGCGATCAAGACCCTCATCACTGAAATTTTCAGCCATTACTCGTCTTCACCGTCCTCTCCATCATCTTCTCCGTAGACAAATCCATCCTCCCCATCCGGCGCTGGAAATACACGCCGGACAGGGACAGGATTGGACTCATGGCGGACGCTGTACTCATTTCCTTCTGCATCAACGTGGGTGGAATTTTCAGATTCCTTGTCCTCGATGATGTAAAAGCCCGCCTCTTCAAGACCGTGTGCCTCAAGAGTCACAGGATCATTGAAATAGGCGACAGAATGAGATTCAGCGACCTTACGCGGCATGATTCTCCCTTATGCGCCCGAAGTCGGAAGCGTGACTTCCTCAACGGAATTTGCGATATCAAGGTAGGAACCACGCCGCATCCGGGCGACCTGCTGCCCCTCGATCAGACGCGAGATATCGGCAGGGCCAACGTCAACGCGAAGATCATGGTGAACAAGTTCCTTCATGCGGGTACGCGGGGAAATGAAATAGCACTTACCGGCAGTAACGCCCGGATAAACGTAATTCTTCACCCCGTTCGTAACCGTGGCACCGTTGTAATAGATGATCCCCTCAATCGGCACACGACGGAGCGGGTTACCGTTCGCGTCAATGACCGGCGTGAGAAGCGCATCCTCGATCTGAAAACGATCTGCCTCGTTAGCAAGAATCCAGGTCGGAATCCGCTGCGTCGTCGCCAGTGCGCCCTTGCGGTACGCATTCTGGAAAGTCACCAGCGTATTCGCCTGAAGACCACCCTGACCCGATGCAGCCGCCGTCTGATTCGCACCCGTATAGGTGTAAGCCAGGATCGGCGAGAAGTGCAGATGGTTCAGAAGGTAATTGTTTGCACGACCGAACGCGCGAGCGTTCATCCCAATTTCATAGGAGCGGTCGTACTCCAACATATCCTCAGTCCACTCAAACCCAGCGGCATACGTCTGGATCGGCACGAAGGTCGGTGCCCCCGAGCGAGCGAGCGTACCGAAGACAATTTCACCAGCCTCAAACTTCTGCTGGAAAACGACATTCGCATCGAACAGCACATCACCGTTGATCTGAACTGCACCGCCGGGGAACGGGCCATTGACCCGCTCGTAAAGCGGCTGATAAAGAAGCGGAACTTCAGCAAGGCCGTTCGCAATGTCGATCCGAACCTTCTCAAGCAAGTCCATTGCGCCCTGCGAAGTTGTAATCATTTCCGAAACCGTCTGAAGGAGATCAATTTCAATTGAATCCCTCATAAATTCCGGGACGAGCCTCGATTCCATTTCCGAGGCAGACACAACCTGAAGCGATCCGCCATCACCAGAAACGCGAGAAGTGCGATTCCAATTACGGTGCGTCAGGTCGAAGCCACCTACAACGTTGGCGAATGCACCCGGCGTGGGCGGGCTGAAGGAACCATCGTGACCAATGAAATACTGACCGTCACGAGTACGGCGAGTAATAGACTCGATGGTAAGAGCTTCAGGAATGAGGACACTCTGCATTTTTCTCGTCTTTCCCATTGCTGTAATTTCCCCCTTTCCTTTAGCCGTTGTTCAGCACGCGAACCGCCGCGTACCCGTTTGCGTCTTTGACTTCCTCCACCTTGCAGGCAGGCGATCCGAGAACCGATGCCGACAAGTCAGTGTCGCCCCGCTTGAAGCCTGTACCCGTCGTCCAGTACAGAACGTCTCCAAGAGCCGGAGTCACACCAGCAGGAAGCTTGACATACCAAATCCGATCAGGTGCAATTTCAAAGTCGAGCGAACGAACCGTGTCCGAAGCACCAATGGCGGAGAGAGCAATTCCATTCCATCCATTGAGACGATACAGGTCGCCAAAAACAAGGGCCTGCCCCGCAGGAGCGGTGAAGCCGCCCTGAGTTGCGCGACCATCATGCTTAAGCTGTCCCACAGAAATTTCCTCCCTTCGCCTTATTCGTCGTCCGAAGACGAGTTTGCATCATCATTTTCAAGTGCCTCGATGATTTCATCCTTCTTCATGCTTGCAGAAAGATTCATACCGCGAGCCTCTGCCTCATCGAGAAGTTCGTCCTTCTTCATTTCCTCGTAATTACCTTCACGAGCATTCCGACGACCCTCAAGGTCGTTCTCAAGATCAGTCTTCGGAATTACAGACGACGAAGACTCACCAGGCATGACAGTCGCACCCTCATGGTCAGCACCGTAATCATCCGAAACGGCTGCCGGGTGACCCTCAGGAAGAGCATCAGCGCGAAGCGGATGATCCCGCAGCGGCAGAAGCTTCCCCGCACTCGTCGTGGGGTCAGGAGAGCCGTAGCTCGGAGGCCCAACGATTTCAGTCTTCAGTTCCATACCCTGTTCCTCCCAACCCATATACGGGGATGCCATTGCCGACGGCTCAGGCATAATTACACCACCGACCAACTCGTTCGCCTCATGGTCGGTCTGCTCACCGGCTTCAACCGTCTCATCATTCGGAAGGCGCTCGTAATCCTTCTCGACAAGACCGGCTTCCTGGCGGACGGACATTTCCTTCTTCTTCTTAGCCATTGAAATTCCTCCTAGCGGCCAGCGGAGCGGACGCGGATCGTGGACGATGCAAAACCCGCCTTAAGCTCACGGTTGGAATTACCATCACGACTGTTGCCAGAAACGGGCGGTGCAGCAGGAGCCTCCTGCATTTCAGAAACGAGAACCTTCATATCGTCGCTGGAATCGACAATCGAGTTGACCATTTCAGAAACGGTCTTCTCATCTGCCTCTGCATTGCCCGTCACGTTGAAATCGCCCATTTCACTTGCGATGAGACGACGAACCAGCTTTGCCTGCGACTCATCCCCGCCCTTGAGCTTCTTGTCAAGAACAGTGGCAAGAAGAGCGTCCTTGACAGTCTTGCTCGCCTGCTTGATCTGTGAAATTGCCATTTCAAGAACCTTCAGCGGCTCTACATCGTCCGCCAGTCCCAGGAGCTTGCGAAGCTCGGGAATGGAATTCAGCATGAGCGGCTTGACCGCAGCAACCTCAGTCTCCATTTCTCCGACCTTCACTTCAACGGCCTTACGTGCCGAAGCCTCGATCTGCGTCACTAGATTCGGGGCATGAGCACGAAGCTCGTTTTCCTGAAGCGCAGCAATCTCTTCCGGCTTCACTGTAATACCTCCATTATCAGTTTCCATTTCAGAAGTAAGCGCCCCGACCATCTGTGCGCTCATTCCCGCCGCTCTTGGGCGGGCCAAGTCGATGCTTTCGATAAGGAAATTCTTGATCCGCACTCCCCTTTCAAACGGCTCTTGTGCGACCTTGCCGCGCCACGAGACTGTGCGAGCAAGTCCACGCTTCATGTAATCCCTCGCCTTGGAATCGGGAAGGACGTAAGCCTTGACTGCGAGCTTCGCCTTTTCACCCGACTGAATCAGACGAGCACCAAGCCACTGAAGCTGAATTTCAGGAAAGATATACGGGTCGTCATCCGGGCGGATGTGGCCCATGTATCCCACCAGCGGCTCAGTGTGATGATTGATCTGCTCAGCAACGCTCTGAAAAAGTTCTGCTCCCCAAAGCCTCTTGGACTTTGACCAACCACTCTCAATTACAAAAGTGGCAAAGCGCGGGTCTGCATCCCCTTCAGAAACGGAGTCAATTGTTGCCCGATCAATTGGAACGAGTCCAGAAACACCGTCAGTCCCAATTTCACTAACAACGTCGAAAAGCTCGATGATGTTTTCAAATTCCATGTTTACCTGCGGCGCAGTGTCTTCCCACCGAACTGCGAAAGACGATTAGGCTTAATTACCTTTCCATGACCACGACCAGCGGTACCTACGCTAGTCCGCTGAACACTGTGCGACTTCGACACGTTGCCCGGAGCCTTGGACGGATCAAATTTCGGATTCGGGTTGTTCGTGAATTCACCCAGGTCACGCTCAAGCGGGTTGTTCATCGGGTCACGAACCATGAGCCTCTTGATACTGCGCTTGGAAGTAGTACGCCGCGTCTTTTCAGCGGGGTCATGGAAACTTCCAGACCATTTCTGAGTACCAGCATTTGCCGAAGAAGCACCGACGTTCCGGGGAGTCTTCGGAGACAGAATGCTCCGTACCCTAAGAATTCTTGCCAATGTAATTCCTCCTAACCGTTTACTCGACGGGTACCCGTAGCCGGACTGTGAACGATGCGTACACGAGTGCCAGCGGCGAGTGATCCAGATGCGGGATTTACACCGCCGCGAAAAAGGGTCTTCATGTGCCTGATCGGACGAACGCTTGTTGTCACTTTAGCCAACATTACCTCCTAATGAACCTAATTGCATATCCAAGCGGCAGAACCCGGAGGATTACCCGGCCATTTCTTTCCTTCATCACCTGTCCTCCGCGCTTTTTCACACTCACCGTCTTTTCCTCCTAGCTGCCCGTTTTCTGGCCTGAGAAGCTGCAATTTGTCTCGGACTGCGCTTGCCTAGAACCTTGCGTACCCTCTTCTTGTTGAAACGTAATTTGCGTTTACGTCCCGTCCTCGGTACATGAGGCCGTGTTCTCACTCGTTAGCCCCCTGTGGCCCGCCAATTACAGGAACAGGTGCAGGGGCAGGTGCAGGCTCAATGGACGGCGCGGGGCCAATAGCACGACGCTCAGTAGCCGGGTCAGCCATAGCCGGAAGGAATCTCCTAATTTCAGCCATGTAGGTTGCATCGGAGATTTCACCACTCTGATGCGCAGCCTCAAGACCCATAACCATCTGCTGAAACGCCTGAGCCTCGACAACAGCATCATCCGGGCGAATCGTCTCCCATGAAAGGTCAGCCCGGACAGGAATCATTTCCCGCGAAGCTAGCGCCATTTTCAAAAGCTCCTGAACAGGCTTTGTGAAATTGCGCCGCTTACGATCAACCTTCTTGGTAAACGGAACCGTCTGAGCATTGCGGTCGGAGTTAGCCGATCCTGAATCCACCCGCATGAAAGCCCACTCAGGAGTCTGAGAGGCAATGCAGATACAGTCGATGAGAAATTCCAAAAGAGTCTTGGAATCGCCAAGGACAGACCTGGCCTCAAGAAACTCTGCATCTTCCTCCGACTGGAAGAAGAGAATTTCACGACCCTTCCATGAAACCTCTGAGCCAGCACGAATACGGCCAGTTGTTTCGTCAATAATTTCAGGAAAGTTATTGGCGATGAACTGACCAACTTCAGTGAGCTTCAGCTTGAGCTTCGGAGTGGAATGGTATTTGTGGGCCTGAAGCGACTGAGTGAGAACATCGTGAAATGCCTGAAGGAACGGAAGAACAGTTTCAAGATCAGATTGCCCACCCTGCAACGAGGAATCCCACTCATTGTAAATTTCAAGAAACGGAACGAATCCGAGTCTGTTAGTGGATGCAAGCTCATTCATCCAAACACTGTCAGTTTGGTCAAAGAAGACTGTTTTCTGCTGGTCAATAATTTCAATGACCTGATGCTCTTCCGTCGTCGGGTCTTGACCACTGGCAGGATCACCGTCGTCTTTCACAATCAGCATCTTGTGTCTGACAAGCGCTCGGCGGATGATGTTCTTGTTGCGACCGTCCCGCTCGATATCACACCGCTCGGGTGAAATTACTTCAATCGAGCGATGCTCGGCCTCATCGAGAGTCATCATCGGGTCAAGTACATCCGGGATGTGCATTCGCACGATGCACTTGGAATCCCGAATCGCATCCCTGAATGCCTGCTGAATTTCATCTACCCAATATTTGTGCAAGCACTCATTCAGAAACTCGTCTTGCGCGGAATTTCCTGTTGCCGCAGTGGGCACTCCCATGAACGCAACCTGAAGGTCAACAATGGGCTTTGCAAATCCGCCAGCAAGTCCCATCTGGCCATCGTTGCGGTAAAGCTCCCGCGTGTAATCGTAATTTACAACGGAGCCTTCATTGGCAGGAGAGCGCTCAGGCCAGAATCTCAGACCTGTAGCTCCGCGAGCC